GATTACCGTGAATTCTTGGACCATAAGCACCATGAAGAATGCCACCGTCCATGTACTTTCCAAACACTTGACTTGTATCTGTCATTGCTTCTGGATCAGTAACTTGTCCAACTAGCTGTAATGCTTCTTTGATGCCAATATTATGGTTAAGTTTACGGTTTTCCATAGATACAGGTATGTTCCATGGCTTTTCAACCTGTAAAGTGACATTTAGAAGTTCTCTAGTGACCATTCCACGAGGAGATATTGCTTCACCATGTTCAATGACATATTGAGTTGCTAACTCTAAAGCTTCGCTTGGATTTTCTGTAATTATATGCATTACCTAACCACCTCACTATGGATTATTTTTTTATCTAAATATCGTACTTGTCTAAATGCCTCTACAAATAAAGATCTTGAATGTAAAACAAAATCTATTTGCAGTTCTTCACCTCTTCTTAATAATTCTTCTGCTATTGCATCTTCGGATCTAGTAAGTAGAATTAGTCTAGCTCCTAATTTAGCAAGTTCCCAATTGCAATAGTCAAATGTTGTTTCATCAAACAATGACTGTCGACCATAGATTTTAGGCCATACAATTTCACCTAAATGCCAACGATCTAAAATCATGTTTTGTGAGGTAATTGGTCGGATATATTCATCAGACCATAACCTTGTTTTTGGTTGTTCAGCATGCAAATATTTTGCATTAAATCGTTCGGATAATTTTTGAGCATAGGTAGTTTTACCAGTACCATCTGCACCTTCAATGATAGTAATCATCTAAACTCACCCCATTCTCTAAAACTATCGACTTGTGAATGGACCATTGTAACTGGTTTTACGTCACCTGCTACATTCCACAATAAAGTTGATGCCGTTTTTGGTGCTGCTGTTTTGTCCAACATGAATCTTTCTAAACCTTTGCAATCATAGGTTGGTGCTGAGTCAATTTCTTCATTGATCTTGTCTGCATAATCAGCTTTGTCTCTGAAAGCTTTATGGTAAGTTGTAACGTCCGCTCTTCCAATCTCTCCTGGATGTAGGTTTCTTGCAACTGCGATTCCATGGAAGGTTGCATTTGGCCAAGCAATTTGGAGAGTTCTTGTGAGAACTCCTGTACTAATAACTGATACAACATCTCTTGGTTCATCTCGATCTCCCCATTGTTGGATTGTTGATTTAACTCCAGCCGCAACAACAAGGGGATGATCTAAACCAAATGGCACAAATTGAGCATTATTTTGTTCGGCCCAATCTTTGGCATATTTGTTGAGAACTGGCATTGCTGCAATTCTTCGAAAGATTGGATTTGCTCCTCTTTCAATGCAAACTAATTGATGGTCACTAACTACTTTTGATGAAGGCATAAACAATGTTAACTTTTTGTTATATTTCTTTGCCAGAGCAGCTAGTGATACTCCTGCCCAACCAACTCTAGGTTGGACATAAACTAGATGATCCGATTCCATAGTTTTGACTAAAAGATCACCCCAGCGACCTTTTGTGCCAACTCCGGTAACCGAATCATCCCAAATGGTTGCACCATGAAATGTACCTATGCTCGGTGGTTGTGTTTCATCAACCCAATCACCGGCAAGATCTAACCATTGATTTCTGTGCCGATGTGAATACTTGCTTGAAGTGTCTGTAGTTATCTTAAACATTGTGAGCCTCCAAATGTTTGTTGTAAGTCCAATGTTTTGTATGATGAGGTATAAGTGATTTGTTTGTTACTTGCCAAGGTTTTAAGTGCTCATAACCTTTTGGTACATAACATTCAACGTATCGGACATAATCACAAGCAACATCTTCTAAACTTAAACCTTTACCTAGATTTCTTTCATGGTCACGAGCATCGTATGGTGATCTGAATTCATCACAAATGCGATCCATTGCAGCATCTAGAAAATCTTTTTGCTTATAACCTTCATTCTTAAATATCAAGTTTAATGCTTGAATAGCATTGGAACCATAGTTAACTCTGCTCCATGGATCTATTAAATCAGGAAAATACTGAGCAACGTCCATCACAAATGCAGTCATAACAAAATGAAAGCACTTCAGACCTTGAGCTTTGTGCCATTCATTTATCCAATCTACTCCATCTCGTATTGACATGGATAAAGGATTGTAACTTAAATGAGTGTAAAAATCTTTTACCAGATGAGGCATGTACTCCGCTATATAGAGCTGAGATCCACGAGGATATTGTTCATTTGGCTTTGGAAACTGTGGTATTTGATTACCAATACTAGTAAATATTGGTCTACCGGACTTCATTTGACTTAATACAAAGTTTCGCATGTGAATCATGTTGTCAGCTTCTAAGGCCATATCAGAAAGAATGCTATTCCTAAATCCGTGGTCATATGAAAACGAAGCACCTGAACCAGTTACTCGATGAATCATAAATAGAAACATCCAGTCCATTGGATGTAACTTGTAACTATCAAAGCGCTTATCGATTTGCCATTTTTTAGGATTATTACTGCCATACCAAATCTGCTGGATAGCATTACTAAATCCAGCAAACTCACGATCTACTGTGTCATAGATTGTGATGTGATGTTGCAACGGATCATCTACATGAAGATCTTCAGATGTATCACGACCGTTTTCACTTGCAATGTTAATTGTTTGCAAGACAACAGCTTTATCATAATATTGCTTGAAATCTTCCCAATAGATGGTTTCAATTATTTTAGACATCTAATAACTTTCCTGGATATACTTCAGGAGAAAAGTTTTCATAGTTATTGACTAAATCCCATTCATAGAATTCAGGAGATAAATGCACGGATCCAGGTTTTTCCATATAAGTTTTAGCATAGTCTTCTGGATCTATCATGTACCAATTTGATGGCCATTGATGAACATTATCAAACTGATATTTCATTTCATTAGTCATGATACCCATCAGCCTGTCTCTTGATGGCCAAGACCCATAAAATGCTGTTCCCTTATAGAATCCAGTTTTAGGTATTTTTCTTTCTTCATGTTCAATCGGATATGGAGCAGTTACCTCAAAGGTTCCTATTTTTCCTGTTTGTTGCAACCATTCAAGCTGGATCTTAAGCGTTGTAACTAGTTTCCTTGCTGCTCCTTCTGGATCTAATTGACGGCATAGATGATGACGAATGTCAACGTTGCCAGCATAGATAACTAAATGAGGCACAAAATAATCAGGCAAATATGAACTGACTCCTCGTTCAGTTAATCCATGAAGTGTCAAACCATCATGACGGTAGACGATAGTGTTTGCTCTATATCTAGAAATTGAGTGTGAGTCGCCAATAACTACTCTTTGAATATCTAAAACTAGATCTTCATGCTTAATAACTTCACATTTCATTAGATCACGAATCTTAGTCCATTCTGATTCAGTAAAATCAAAATCAGTCTTTGCAGCACGTGGACGTAAGATTCTTTCAATATCGCCGATAGGCATGTCCAAAGCTTTAATATTTGCAAGATCCATATCTAAAACTCTAGCAATTCTATCTCTTGTTTCTCGAGTATAACCACCAAATAGATTAAAGACTTCACCTTTGAACTCCATAGGAGTTGATACTAACCATGTGCCTTCTTTGACAAGTTGGTCATTACCAAACGCAATTTCAGATTTAGTATTGAAAGCATTATCGACCATGCATTTTTGCATTCTTGGCCAAGCAGATCTATGACTAGCAATTCGATCTGTAAATGAAGTAACTACATCATCTAGTATGTATTTCATTCTATGTGCTCACAAGCAATTGGAGTACATAGAACAGCTGCATCATCAAATGCTCGTCCACAAGTTTTGCACTTGCCTTCTACGCCATCGTAACCTAAAAGCTGACGCTTAGCATTTTTATCTGCTTTTTCAAAGTAAAGATCTAGAATGGACTGTTCATTAACACCTGCTACTAAGACTAAATTAGCCCAAAAATGAAGTACATCTATCATTTCGCCAACAAAAGCGGCACGATTGAAATGCCGACTAGTAGCCCACGGTTTCCAACCAGTTTCATTCAAAGCCTCATGTAATTCATCTGTCAACGCTAATGACATATCTCGGATGTATTGAGCTCTTTGTTCTTCATCAAGAGTAGTAACGTCCACTCCATACGACTTAAGTTGTAGTTTTCTTTGATTGTCCAAAATCATTTGTAAAGCACTCACGGTTTTACCTCCTGTTTTAATGAAATATTAAATGTTCTTGCTAATTCAGCAATGGCACCTAGATCGTAAACCGTTCCATCTATTAGATCAGAATACATGACAGAAGTAATTCCATAACTAGCAATTACTTTTATACATTCAGAACATGGATGATGCGTACAATACATATAGCCATTTTTTGTTTGATCTGGAGTGCAATAACGCAACGCGTTCACCTCTGCGTGTATTACAAAACCACGCCTAGCGTCTCTATCTTCCCACGGAATCGTGACGCCAGGCGCAGCCCCATTGTAGCCGATGCTTATTATGCTTCTATCCCCGCGTAGAACACATGCACCAACTTTTAGATATGGATCTTCACTGCGATAGGAGGCTGCTCTCGCAATCTCCAATCCATATTTGTCCCAAGACATTCGAGTCATGACTCAACAACCGCCAGGTGTTTGATGATAAGAGCAATCTCATCATCAGTCAAGTCACTACTCGAACTTATTTCACGACTTACTAAGCCGCGTACTGCCGCTAGGATGGCATCCTTCTCCGTGATACCTTTTGTTCCTAGCAACTCTACTATTTGCTTCAAACCAGGATTTGCACGTTTCATCATGACTTTATCTGGTTTATTGCGTTCAATTGCAAGTTCTACTTCTTCTTTTGTTGCAATTGCTTTATCGATACCAATACCTAAAGCACCAATAGCTCGACCCCAGCAACTGGTTTCAAGATTTTGTATTTCACTGCCTCTAGTAAAATTAGTTTTCCCTGGTAAATATTCTTGAGCTGTTCCAACGCCAGGCTTTTCATCATTAGGATGACGATAAGCATATGCTCGTCCAATTACAATTACCTGATCTCCAACAGTTTGGAATTGTAGATCTGGATCCATTTGCAAAGAACCTTCTGGATACTTCTCATAAAACAATTTGATTCTGTGAGGTACATCTACATAATTTTCAAGACGCTTGTCCATTTAATCCCCCTATTTGTGTCAATAAACTTTCAATGTGTTCTAATCTGTTTGCCAAATCGATAACAGTTAAAAATGAATCCCATGCTAAGTCTGCATCTGTCACTTCATGAAATGTTGTACCATTTTCAGATACATGAACGATTCCTAGTCCATCAAGAGTTGGCAAAGATCTTTCAATACCTTCTTCATCAAGATAAAAATCTGCATTAGCATATGCCGCAATCTGCATTGCCATTTCACCATAGACTCCTGCGCTGGTTTTCCAATCGCAGAGATACGTCTTACCAGCTAATGGACCATCGCCGAACTTAAGAATTGCATCAAAAGTACCAGCATAACCGTGAACTCTGTTTGCTACAACTTTCTCAGTCAATACAGGAATTACTTCCCATTGATCTAACCATTCAACATATCCATTGACGTATTGAGCAAATTCACCAGCAACTTCAGCTTCTCCACCATGAATGATAGTTTCAGCAATTGCATGGATCTCAGTTCCTCGTGCTCCAGCTTTGTCTCTTTGATTCCAAGGAATCATTTTTAAGAACTTGACAGCTTCCTCACGTTCGCGGTTAATTAGATTAGGAAGATTTGCAAAATTGTCGTAGACATATTCTGCAACTAATTTTGCACTCCAATATGGAAGTGCAGGTTTAGGCATACCAGATCCAATAAGAGTGGTAACACCTTTGACAGGTTGGCCATCAAGAACATACTTGTGACCACGCTTTGTTTCAATGCGTTCTAGTCCCATGAGCTCTTCAAAGTTCTCTTGGTAAAGAAGTTAGCAAGTCCTTTTTCGTTTGCCTCAATTAGTCTTGAGTATCGACTTGCATAGTTGTTAGAGATAGCAAATTGGTCCCCCGAAGATCTAATTCCAATTTCCCATCGTAGTTTGTTGATTAACAAATCGATGGAACAAATATCGTGACCTGCTGATTTCCATTGATAAGCAAGATCAACTAGTTGACGATAGATGTGTGGATTTTCATGATGAAACTTGTTGAACTGTTCATCAATCGGATCTGCCAATAAAGATAATTGCTTTGGTTCAAACCATTCCCTGGCGGTTTCTGACATTTTATGCCTTTCGTGTTAGTTGTTTTGGTACTAGTTCATTGCATTTAGAGTTGACTGCCCAATGTGTCCAACCGGACCAATGGTATTTTGCATTCAACGCTGCTACAAATCCTACATCTTGGTAGATAGGTTCCCATTGATCTATGGACTTTGATTGCAGGTGTTTCACCAGCTTCTTAGTCTTAGACTTCGGCATTCCATAATCTACTAATCTGTTTGCAACCATAAAAGATAAACCATGTCTCCATTGCTTATCTAAGAATTGCCATCGTCCTCTTGCGGAAGACTGATCTCCTACTGCTTTGTAGTTACCTCTAGATTCATGATGGCTTACACATTTTGCGTAAGCAACCTGATCTTTAGGAACTCTTGCTGCTGCTGTTTTATAGTCCACCGCATTAGCATTTGGTGACACTAATAAAAAGGCTACAGCGATTGCCATGACCTTCAGACATCGTTCCTCTGACGGCGGACAAGTACAGCATAAATAAACACAAACATAGTTGCCTCCTAGTCGTTGTGTTAGTTAGCTTTTAGTTCCATTCATCAATGCATCTAATGCATCTTGATAAACGTAACGTAAGTTTGAAGGTGTTTTGTAACCTTCAACTTTTCCAAGATCAACCCAACGTCGTACTGTTCGTGAGTTGCGTCCAATGAGCTTTGCAGCTTGCCCCGTTGTTAGGGACTTTCTATTTTCATTTGTCATGTGCACATCCTAAACTGTCCGTAGTGACCATTCGACCATTGCCGCATGGTGTTTTATCAGCGGACATAAACATAAAAATAAATTATGTTGTACAATCCGCATGCGATTAACCGGTTTACCTGGCGGTTCTCCGGTTAATCGTCCAACATACATTCAACCATAGTTCCCCAACAATAACCATCTTCTGTCCACCAAAGATTCATGGACACTTGCCAAATTGCAAACAAACCAATCAAGATCAATACAGCACGAACTCGCTTACCACGTTTAGTTAGTTTCATTATTAGTCCCCTTAGTTTGTTGACAAGAACAGACTTCCACATCGTATTCCTCCTTGTAGGAATGGTAAATGTATCCACGTCCATAGCATAGATTACAAGTCATGATGCCACCTTCAGATTTTGGATCCATTCTCTTTTCTCCTTTGGACATCTTGCTTTGATTGGCCCATTTTTGCCAATGATTTTTACTCCTTTGAAATGGAATGCGGCTTGAAGTTGCAATGCTTCTTCTTTGCCCATGACATTTCTTACTAGATTCAAAAGACAGTCGGCATATTTATAATCATGACCTGATCCACCACTAACGTGATGAGCTATCTCATGAAGGATTACAAACTCATTTCTTGCCCACTTAGGCAGAAGTATCGCATAACTTCCATGCCGCCAAGTTGCACCAGCATTTCTTCTACGGCGTCCATCATGAACCACAATCTGTCCACGATTCCATGGATAATTACGTTGCACAAAACTTCTAGACATAACTTTATCTACGAACTTCTGACATTCCTTCAACGTCATATCTTCAGACGATTTCTGGAATGCCAAAGATTCGGCAGCATAGAGTTTTCCTGCTTGATCTCTGACTTTCATTTTTCCTCCTGGCGGTTAGTGGTACTGGACCATTATACACTGCGGACTTTTTGATCCGAAAGTTTATCGTGCAATTCAGCACAATTTGTGCATATACTTGCAATGAAACGCTGACCGTTGTCATATTGATACCAACGATTTTGCGTACTGTTGGTTTCCCAACCACACATCTGACAGATCTTCATTATTCAGATCCTCTCATTAGTCTGCCCCATACTGCAAGCATTTCAATTTCTGATTCGAAGCGTCCATCAGCTTTTGCACGGTCAATGATGTCATTGACACTAGATAGTTCAGGATAATCTGAACGAAGTTTGGCGGCAAACTGAGTTGCCCATTCTTTTGTTAAGTGAGTCATTACTTCATCTCCTTTGATGTTGCAATAGCAATTTCCATCAAAAGATCATCAGCAAATTGTTTTTCTTCTTTTGTCCATGTTAAGTAGTACTCGTTATATTCGTCTGCAGTAACACTTAGATCTGCATAACCAAGTACTTTCTTTTGTACTTCGAATTTACGTGGCAATCCACAAGAATAGTTCCAGCGGATTTGCTCTTTTGACATTGTGTTCACTTTTGCCTCCTGGCGGTTTAGGTAAGCGGTTGCTTACAAGGACCAATATACACTGAATGTGGACAAATATCCACCATTTGTGGAAATGTTTCTAAAAGATCTTATTTACTAGAACATCTGTTCTGGCCGGTGGCACATAAGTTAGCCAGAGCCACCAGGATCCACCAGGACGCGGGTCCATTTGTGCTGAGTATAAATATACTCGGATCGATATGTCCGTGGTCCTGGGACAAACCTGGCCGCTCGATCTGGACTAAACGGACTCCAAAAGGTTCCAAAAGGTTCCCATAAGATCTTATTCAATAGAGTGTACAAATACCGGTGGACAGTATTGAATGTACCTATGAGCAACCGCTCATACCAACCGCCAGGAGGATCCAAATGGGAATCGCAATCGGAACTACAATCACAGTTACATTCGATGCACAACAAATCGCACAACTTGATTGCTTACTTCAAAATGTAGAAACACTATCTGAAATGTTTGAAAGTTCAGAACGCGCATTTGTTAATAGTACACGTGTTATAAATGTTTATCGTGCACTTCACGCTGCAGGATATCGCTAAGGACGAAACACTCCGCAAGGAGTGTCCAGTGTTAAATGACACTGCTGATGAGTCCATCAGAATAAATCGCCAGGAGGAAAAAATGTCAGTACAAATCCAAAACGCAGCACGTCGCAAGGCTCCATGGATCAGCACAGCAACATGGGTAAATACAAGCGATGAGCAAATCTCTGCAGCTCAAGTTCTTGAGAATGCAAATCTTGATTGGGAAGTTCAGCACACTCCACTTTCAACTACAGCAATTAACAATGACGGTGTGACAGTCGTCAAACTCGAAGACAAAGTTGCTACAACTCGTGTCAATAAGGACGGATCAGCTTCTGTTCTTGGTATCACTTCTCCTACATATACAATTGTCCAGAATAACGACATTGTCAACATCGTGGACTCTGTTATGTACGAAGCCGGTGCAATTTATCAGTCAGCTGGTGAACTACGCGGTGGCAAGAAGATCTTTATGGCTGCAAAGCTTCCAGACACATTAGATCTTACTCTTAAGAATATCGATCCAATCGAATCATTCTTGGTTGCTTCAAACACTCACGATGGAACAGATTCACTTCGCTTTGAAATCAAGTATCTTCGCTTGATCTGCACAAACGGAATGACTCGTTGGACAAATGCTTCATCTATTGCTTTCCGCCATTCAGCTCGTATGAGTGTCAAGATCGAAGATGTTCGTGAGACTCTAGGAGTTGTTCTTAAGTCAAATCAAGAGTTCAACCTTCTATCTTCTGCTCTTCTTGAGAAGAAAGTTGCTAACTCTGACTTCTGGTCAATTGTTAAAAATGTTCTTCCACTAGATGAAAACAACATGACTGAGCGTCAGCAAAACAATGTTCGTGAGCGTCAGCAGACTCTTCTAGGTATCTGGAACGGACCAACTCAGGAAAACATCAAGGGAACCGCATGGGGAATTGTTAATGCTTTCACAGAGTACGAACAATGGACCCGCACAACTCGTTCAGCTAATGACTTTGCGGCTGGTGAGCGATTCATGATGAATCAAGGAACATCTCTCTCAGATCGAGTCTTGGAGATGGTTCGCTAAGACAAAAAGAAAAGAGCCCCTGCCGAAAGGCAGGGGCTTCTTTTTTGTTCTTTTAATCTAGAAATGCAATGTGATTCTTTCCAGCTTTTGTTTGTAAGGCTACTTGTACTTGTCCACCACTATTGATATCGAATCGGATTGCTGTTTTAACCGCTTGTTCTAAGATCTCAATTGCTTCTTCATATTCATCTGCTTCATCGATTCCTAGCGCGTGAGCAGCTCCAAGAGCAAGTTTAGCGCCTGTTCCTGTTGTGTAGACTTTATCTTTTGTTTTTTCTAGTCCATACACTTCATCTATAAAGTACAAAGTTCCTTGAACCGCAACTATGAAATCATTCTCAAAAGATGATGGATAGCCTTCAGATTTAATGTCATAGCCTGAAATTCCAAAAGTTTTACGTAGGTTTGGAACAAACTGAGTAACCATGAACTTATCTAGATTTTTAGATCTTGGCGGTGCTGGTGGATTAAAAGCATGTTGGATCAGATTCATGCCTCGGACTAAACCGGCAGCAGAAACTAAGTATTTTCCATTTTCAGCAATTTTGCCCATAGGAGAACAATCAGCTCTCATGTCATAACCAGTTGTTTGCGTATCTGCAGCAATGATGCAATAGTCATCATGTTGATATGCAATGAGTGTTGTCATTATTCCTCCGTAGCCAGTTCTCCGCCAATAGCCATATAAGCTGCACCATCTACCCAACCATCTAATTTTTCAGGTGATTGGACTAATCGAGCAACTTTGACTTGATTCATACATAATGCAACTTGCCAAGGTTCTACGGTAATGCCTAAAACTACACTCCAAAGTTTTGCAATGCGGTCATGGTTTTCTTGTGGAGTTCCATAATCTGCTTGCCTATCGTTGTAAATTAAGTGTGTTGCTTCGTCTAAGATCTCTTTGCGATTCATTAGTCTAACCAAACTTGATAACAAGCAGTGACACGACCTCGTTCGGGATCAATGAAGTGGAGTCTTTGAGAAGGAACACCTGAGGCGGCCATAGAGTCTCTTGCGTAGCGGTTATCGGACTCCGTTGAACCGGTCCAATATACAGATCCAAGACCATCTGACATTGGTTCTTGCGCATGACGATGGTAATGACCGAGGTATATATCTTGAAAGTTCCAGTCGTATGCTCCGGCTTTCCAACGGTTTCCAGCTGCTTGCCATCCGGCCGGAGAAGCAAAACCAGATCTACCAACTTCATCGCCATGCATAAGAAGAGCTCGATAGTTGCCGATCTCAATGCGCTGAATATCTTCAACACCATGGCGTGGATCCCATGTCAGTCTTTTAGCAGTCGCTTCTTCAGAACATAATAACTGACGAGCCAACTCATAACACATACGGTCAAAATTATCAGACTTCGGTACGTCCGCTCTTTTGTTTCCGATTCGGCCATGATTTCCCCATTCTGCGATAACAGTCACGTGGTTATAAACTGCTAATGCTTGTCGTACAACATCTACAATTAAACGACTAACCGTTATGTATTGGTCATATAAACTAAGATCTATTTCCCACAATTGAGCAGGATAGTTAAAAAGACCTTCAACCATATCTCCGCCAAAGCAGATTACAACATCATTGACTGGATGATCTTGTCTTTGTATTTCAGTAATTTTAGTTGCTTTGATTGTAAAGTCCATAACTCTAGTTCTCATAATTTCTGAGTTATAACTAGGAGTTACTTTTGCTCCTTGCCAATCGGTAAGATGCCACAAAGCGACTTCTGCTCTTTTGCGGCGTTTATCTACCTTTGGACCTTCTATTGGCTTCATTGGACCTAAAGCCAAAGTTGCATCTTTACATGCTTGGATTGTGGCTTCTACTAATTCTTCTGTCCGTTGTTTTGCTTTCGATAACTCTTTTTGAGTCCTGACAAGTGTCTGACGCAATTCTGCAACTGATTCATCTACTTCAATTTGTAGTTTTTTTGCGTCATCAGACAGAGTCATAAATTCCTAAAACACGGGCATTGTTTTTTTCTATGGACAGTAACTGCAGTATTTCCTACTTGGAAATTATGTGACCTAAGAAGATTCACAATTTGTATAATAGTAACTTTTGATTCAATAAGCTTTTCTAAAGCTTCTGCATCAGATGGAAGTAGTTCAGACTTTATTTTTCCAACTACACAAAGTATTTTACCGTGATTGTTCAAAAGATCTTGTATAGCTTTTGATAAGTCCCCCGAGCTCATCATTAGTTACTTCCTAGTCCGTATTCTTTTTCTTTTGGATCAATTGCTTTAACAACTGGAGCAATAATAGATCCAAGTAGAATTGCATATTCAGGACGCATATCTGCTGCGATTGCAAGAATTACGGTAATACCAGATGCTGCAACTGCTCTTAGGTAAGATTTAATTGCTGCTTTATGCTTTGGCTTAAGTTTCATGACACTCCTTTAGTTCTTTGGACGTGCAATTGCCATAATTGTATCGTACTTTCTGCGTTTTAGATAGAACCCGTCACCATTAGATTGACTACCTGCTTTATTGTCCGACGTATTACCTTCCCATACATTTACGTATTTTAAGGTTGTATTGTGATACTGGACAATTCCTACATGATCTGGTTGAGCATCCGCATCAAACTGGAAGAATACAAGATCTCCACGTTTTGCTTGGCCGATTGGTATTAACTGATTGCTTTTTGTTAAATATTTAAGCCATTCATCGCAAGAAGCATAACCTTTTGGTTTGCTTTTTGGTGCAACTTTACCTATCAAACCTGCTTCGTGGTAAACTTTTGATGCGGCCATTGCACACCAAGGTTGGTTGTTTAATCCAAACCACTTGCCAAAAACTGTATCGTTATTTTTGCCTTCGGTATAACCGATATAACTATCTGCTATTTCTTTTAGGTTTTTCACTTTTCCCCCCATTTGTAAGCATGGTTATTACTAATTCCATTTGTGTTTCTAATCTAGTCACAGAGTCTTTTAGACTAGATCCGCCATTTGGCTTTAATTCATTTAGGAAATGTTTAACAAGCCACCGTACGGCAACTACAAACGAACCTAATATCGATATGACCGCAAGTATCAATGCAGCCCAGTCATTCACGGTCATTCTTCTCCTTGAGTGCTTTTTCGAGGTCCCCCACTCTAGCCGTCAACATTGCTTTGTCCAGAGCTAGCAGACCGATCTGCTCTCTTAGTACAGCAATAACAACATTGATGTCTAGTTCTGTTTTGTCGTCCATTTTATCCCCTTTATTTTAACAGTTTAACAAAAATTATTGGCAAATCAGGATGCAATGGTTGTGCAACCACTTTTGCTTGATCTTTGTCCTCAGCTTGTACTTTTTCTTGAATCAGTATTCCATCATCATTAAAACCAACTAAATAATTATGCATTGTTACCCTCAAGTATTTCTACTCGTGTATAAAGATCTTGAACCAAAGCAAGTAAACCTGGAACAACATATCTGTCATTCCATGATTCTATAACTCCTTCAACCTGATCAGCAGCTACAGAATATGTTTCAGCCACTTCTTCGGCAATAAAACCAGGTAATAATGAACCGGATCTATCATCTGAAGAGTCTAAATAATCGGATTTATATCTAAAAGCTCTAACAGGTAAATCCAGTAATTTTTTTGGATCTAAATCTTGAATTGTCCGAATATCAACAATGTCTTGCTTATAACGTTGGCTTGATGCAGTGCTGCGACGAGTGAGACCATTAGTGCTCGACATCCATGTGTTCGCAGCGTTAGTCGTTGTTGTTGTATCTTGATTATAGAAGTTTGAGAGGCTAAACAAGTTACCACTGACAACCACACCAGTTGTGCTTGCTTGTACATAAGTGGTTGAATTGTAAGCAATTCGAACATCGCCCGATGAAACGTAAGCGTTAGGGTAGGTAGTCACATTTGCATTGAATGTGGTGCCGTAATGCATCACCACGCCATCAACAGAAGCTGGGCCGACCCAGCCGACGACTGTACTGGACTCTGTAAAAGAGATCGCGTTTGTGGCCGCAGAGACTGTGACTCGACGCGCACCCGATGAAGTGCGAAGTGTAAAAGCAGTCAGAGTGCCCGCAGACAAGCGGTCCACAGTAATGGAATCCGCTTCAATTTCAGCCGCGGTAATGGTCTCTGCTGCAATTTCTGCTGCCGTAATTGTGGCACCAGCAATTTGATCTGCAGTAATAGTGGCAGTTGCTATATTGCCGGCAGTAATTGTTGTTGCTGCAATCTTTGCACCGGTAATTGTTGCAGCAGCAATGTTAACAGCTTGAATTGTTCCAGTTGCAATTTGCGCAGACTCAATTGTTCCAGCAACAAGTTTTGCTCCAGTAATTGTAGCCGCTTCAATACGAGCCGCTGCTAAAAAGCCAGCTGAAATGTTTCCAGCATTGATATTAGAAACTGTAATAACTGAAGCGTCAATTGTGCCAGCTGTCAATTTTGTAGCAGAAAGTGAAGCAATTGCTTCATTGCCTAATGTAAAAGCTGAAAATGCACCGCTAGTGTATCTATAAAACTTATTATCGTCGTCTGTATCAAACCAAAGATCGCCTTCTGCAAACGGACCTGTTGTTGGCATAGTTGTTTGTCGATAAATCTTGTTTTTACCATCAGCTGTGGTTTGAGCTGCTGAAGCCGCCGCTGTTGCTGCTGCTGCCGCAGATGATGCCGCTGCCGCCGCTGCGGATGCTGCCGCTGCCGCTGTTTCCGCTGCAGTAATTCCAAGATCCCGTACAGAAACCCAAGCAGTACCAGTCCAATAGTATTGTTTGTTTTGGTCATCTGTATCAAACCAAACATCGCCTTCAGTTAATGGATAAACAGATCCATCTGGAGCAGTTGCTTGTCTATAAATGTGATTCTTTCCATTAACAGCAACTTCAATTGTATCAATTTCAGTTTGAAGTTCGTCAGTCTCTTCTGTAGTTGCTGCGACAATAGGAATGATAGAGGTTTGAGTCATTCCAGTTGTAGTAACTGTAATTGGAGTGATTGTGATTTGCGGACAAAGTGGCATTATTTCCCCTAAATCGTAATCGTGTAAGGATCTACTACAGATGTAAAGTAACTAACTCTCCAATTATCTGCTGTAATTGAATGTGCTAATCCTTCTACAACACAGTTAATTGTAATATTTCGTCCATCATAAGTTAAACGTTTTACTTGGACAAGATCATTTAGTTCTGTTTCTAGCATATCGGTTGCAAGAACGCCAATACCTATTGCAGTAAAATCTATTTGTTCAGCTAATACAACTGCATCAGCATCTTTTCTAGCTGCATATAAAGCAAGATTTGCAGCACTTGCGTCATTAAAAATAGGCGCATCAAGTTTTTTTGACTTAAGTCCATATGTAGAAACGCTAGCAGTATATTTTGCAGTCTTTTGAGTTTTCTTTGGTCCTCTGAATACTATTGCCTCATTGTAGACGTAATCAGTTCCAGGATTTGTAATTATACCGTCGTAGCCGACACTATTTGCATCGCCTTGGTCACTGAATAGTAATCTAGTTGGACGACTAAACTTATCGGCTAATGGTACAAGAGTTGCAACTCCGGATCGACTTACATAAAATCGTCCACCGACACAGTTAGCGCATTGTTCTAGCATTTCAAGACAACTCATATTTTGTTTTGTCTTTTGCATGACAGTAGTTCCAGTTAAACTACGTCCACCGGTCCATTCAGCAAGATCAAGTGCTCTAGTTGCTCGAGCAGAAGCTGCTTCTTGGAATTGACTTGTTGCAAGTGCAGGAGCAATGGCCTTGGCAATTTGTGCAAGACCATCTACAAATGTCAATGAAACAGTCGGATAAATACCTTGATTTACTTCGTTGTTTTCTAAGTAACCTGTAAAAATAGTTGTAGCATTACCTTGGATTCTTACCTGCATTCCTGCAATTAAAATTCCGTACCATGGACTTGATGTGTTGCTTGGATCAAATGCTCCTGATTGGTTGTTTAATACAACATCAGCAGTTCCAGCTTCTAAAAAGTCATTTTGGTATTGGCGTCCTCTACGGATCTCAACAGATAGCAAAAGATCAGCGCTAACTGCAGTAAAAGCTCCGCCATTACTAAATGAAACTGTAAGTGTAGGTGCATTTGCTGGCATTAGAGCACCGCAAACTGACTGCCACCACGTCGGCGCATAAGAGTTGCAAGACCATTCTTAATACCATTTACAAGATCACCTTGTGAAACAACCGAACCGGCAACATTGACTGTGATGTTTCCACCATTCATTGTTGTGTTTTTAGCAATGTTTCCATGTCCAGCAGATGCTAGCAATGAGATTGTTGGACTTGAAATACCAAGTTTTGCTTGCTTGATTTGATTCTTACGAATTGCTTCAAGGGTAATTGGATCAGTTTCTTTAAGTCCTTTTAGTCCAAACTTATTTCTTAGCTTTAATAACAATTCAGTTGCTTTAGCTGCATCATCTGTAGCTCCTGCAAGACCGTTTGTTGCGCTAGTCATTCCTTCTATGCCTTTAGTGTAATCTGATGCTGATGCAGAAAATCCTTTGGCATTATACTCAAACTTACCTAATGAATCAGCAGCTTTATCTGAGTCTTTATTAAACTTATTTGCTGCAAGACCTATACCTACTAAAGCAACTCCAAATGCTGCTGCTCCAGTTGCTGCTGAAATACCACCAGTTGCCAATGCGGTTGCGGCTGCAGAAGCAAGTGAGACGGTACGAAGTGCTTTCATAACTTTAATAATTGCTTGAATTCCTGTTACTAAAGCAGCAACAGCTCCAGCAACTTTAGCTCCAAAGAATGCAGCAATGATTACAGCACCAAGAGTTGCAAATACTTTTATATTTCTAGCAACAAAACTAAACATGTCATACATTAGTTTGGCAAAAGCAATACCGTATTGGATCGAAGTCTTAAATCCTGCTGCAATCTTATCGCCGTTTTCGTCTACAAACTTCTGAATTGCAGGAATAGCCTTGTTAATAATAAGATCAGCAAATGATCTAATTTGAGGGAGTAACTTATAACCAAGTGATTCAGATGCTTCACCAAATGCAAGTTTAATTCTTTCCATTTGTCCAGCAAATGTATTAGCGGCCGCTGCTGCAGCACCTTTTGTCTCACCTGAGATCTCTCGCATTGCTGCTGCAAAGTCTTTTGACTTAACTGTAGCTGCTGAAATCTGTGGAAATAGTTTTTTAAGTGCTCCAACATTTCCGCCATATGCTTTAGAAACTAATTTAGAAGCAGTATTTAAGTCAATACCTTTTGCTGCTGCAATGTCCATTGAAACGCCAAGCAAAGACTGAGCTTTTCCAACATCACCTGTTACTGCAGCAAGTCCAGCAAGAGCTGGTCGTAGTTGGTCATCTGCAATGCCAAACTCTGCTTGCATGGCCGTAATGTATTCTTCGGTTGCAGCAATAGTTGCGTCTGTGGCACTAACTGTATTTCTTAATGAATTAGCAAGAAGTGTCTGTGACTTCTGATCTTCCATTGCCGCTTTAACAGCATCATAGCCAATTTTAGCAGCAAATGCTCCTGCTGCAATTGCAGCCAAACCAAACTTTTTTGCAGTTCTATTAGCAAAATCGCCAAACTTCTTTTCCATTTTGCCAATATCTTTGACTGCAGCTTTTGTACCTTTGTCAGAGTATTGCGTAAGAATGCGGGCGACTACTGCACCAACTGCCATTTTAGTCTACCTTTCCCGCTGAATCAAGATGATTTTGTAATTCACGTTTTGCTTCTTCTAAAGCTTTTTCTACTACTTTTTCAATACGTGGTCGTTCCTTATCTACAACTTTCCAGACAAGACGAGAAGCCTTACCAAACCAGTTGAGTCTTTCAATAAATGATCCACTACTTTTGTTGCGCCCAGAAAGTTCAAATACTTTACCGGCATCAGAAGTATTTAATAAAGCACCAGCACTAGTTGTGTAATCTTTACGAGTGCGTCTTTGCGATTTAGAAACAGTTATTCCTGCTTTAATGGTCGTAGGATCCCAAGCAGGCCAACCAGCACCGCCCCATGTTCGCCCACTTACTGCAGCTGTTGGTCTCCAATTACGCATAGGAGTATTTGTTGTTCTACTTTGAATGCTATCAACTAAACGATGAGCAGCACCTTCAGCATTGTTTAATTCAGTGTTAACTATTTTATTGAACTTAGTAACAGCTTTTTTATCAAACTCTTTAAGAGCTCTAAGAGTTGGTTCTATACCGGTTAAAATTATCCTGGTGTCTTCTTCCATTTATCCACCTTTTGCTCGCTCTTTGAGATAAATAGTAATTGCTTCAAGTATTCCTTCAGGCGCATCTATTAGATCTATGGGTGAAATACCAGTTTCCACCGAGATAGCTGCTACGTTATACGTTAAGCTGTCTCGGTGGATCCGAAAGAATCATCTGAATCCAATTCAGCAGATTCGATTGTATCTAAGAATTCTGGACCAAATGGTTTTACAATGACGCCATTGGATTGCATGCACTTCCATGCTAACCAATAAACATGTTCGATTTTTTGTTCTTCTCCAAGCAATTTCGGCATTCCTTTGCCATATTGCTGTTCAAATGCAACAATGACGCGGGGAGTCAACTTGTAAGTTGTCTCATTGCCTTCAATTGTCTTTACTTTAATTCCAAGACCGTCCATAATTTCCCCCTTGTTAGATTAGGATTTGGTGATTGTACCACTAATTGGCCAAGTTACTGATGCAGTTGCTAGTTCACCAACGGCACCATTTAATGGTGTCCATTCTGAAATCAATGCACTAAAACTATATGCCGGTGTTGTTCCAGCTACTGGACGAACAGTAATTGAAACTGCTGTACCAAGTGTTGGATAAATAACTGATTCTAATGCGCTCGCTGCGTAGTCTTGATTGAACTCAAATGCAACACTGTTATCGGCTAAACCAGCCACGCGTGTACGTGCTGTGTTACCAAATGCAGTTGTTTCGACTACATCATACGTTGATCCTAAAGTCACAGAAGTGACATAAGATGAAATATCAGTTGCTCCAAAAGTAACAGCAACGTTAGTTAAAACAATACGTGCCATTATGAAACCGCCTTAGTTACTTCACCGCTGATCGGCCAAGTTACAGATGCTGTTGCAAGTTCTCCAACTGCTCCATTCAAAGGAGTCCATTCTGAAACCAAAGCTGTAAAGGAGTAAGCTGGATTATCGGCCGCTGTTGTTGAACCATTTGGCTTTACAACAACTGCTGTTGTGTTACCAAGTAGTGGATAAACTGTTGCTTCAACATTAGCTGCTGCGTAATCTTGATGAAATTCAATAGCAACTGAATTATCGCCAAGTCCAGCAACACGTGTACGAGCAGTTGAACCAAATGCGGTTGTTTCTACAACATCGTCATTTGTTGTTAAAGTAACACTTGCAATGTGGTCAGAAAGATTGACTGCATTGATAGTGATATATGCGTTTGTAAGAACTAAACGGGCCATTATTCGTCCGCTCCTTTTTCTATTACTGGTTTGGTTGGTGTATTACTTGATAGATGTTCACCCTTGACTAGCGCTTCTGGGTTACAACCTGCATCGAGCAATTCTTTTTCAGTGACTTGGTCACCTTTTTTCTTATCTCCGAATACAAAATTATCGGACTTTATTGTATATGACATTATGCTCCATCTCCATATATGGTTACTTGGTATCTGTATGA